TCATGAAGAACATGAAGAGCATGAAACCGATCATGAAGAACATGAAGAACATGAAGAACATGATGGTGAATATTCAGATGAAGCTGGCATGGCTAAAGATCAACTCACTCATGCTGAACATGCTGCTAAAGAATTGAAAGAACTGCTTCAATCAAATGAAGATCTACCAGAATGGGTACAGGCAAAGATAACCAAGGCAGCTGATTACTTGGATATGGCTTATGACACAATGGACAGCAGACACGAGCAGGGTGATGTCAAAACCAACGAAGCTCTTAAAGGCAAACAAAAAAAACTAGACCGTAATCACAACAACAAGATCGATGCAGAAGATTTCAAGATGATGCACCGTGACAAAACCAACGAAGCAAAAAACAAGAAACCAGATTTCCTTGATGCGGATGATGATGGCGACGAAAAAGAACCCATGTCCAAAGCCCTCAAAGACAAAGAAGATAAGAAAGTCAGTGAAAATATCGCTTGGATGCAGGCTGTAGCTGGTATCCGTACAAAATAATATAGACAACAAGTGAAACTTATAGTAAATTAGCAGCATGCCAAAAACATGCTGCTTTTTTATTTTGACAAATGACAACGCATCATGTATAAATAGATATGTTAAACGGATGGTCCGTTTATCTTGGCATTATAGGCAAACATAAGGAAAATTGGAAATGGCTTCATTGGCAGAGATCCGTGCAAAATTAGCACAACAAGAGAATCGCGCAGGCGGCAACAACAGCGGCGGTCGCGACAACGCAATTTACCCACATTGGAATATCCCAGAAGGTAGCACATCACGTATCAGGTTCTTGCCTGATGGTGATACAAAGAATGACTTCTTTTGGGTAGAACGTGCCATGATCCGCTTGCCATTCGCAGGCGTCAAGGGTCAGGTAGGCAGCAAACCTGTGACTGTGCAGGTTCCTTGCTTGGAGATGTGGAACGAGACTTGTCCCATCTTGACAGAAGTACGCACATGGTTCAAGGACAAGAGCCTGGAAGACATGGGCAAGAAGTATTGGAAGAAACGCAGTTATGTATTCCAAGGTTTTGTGCGTGACAATCCTCTGGTGGACGACAGCACACCAGAAAATCCCATCCGTCGCTTCGTGGTGAGCCCCAGCATCTATCCGCTGGTCATCGCTGCATTGAAAGATCCTGATATCGAAGAATTGCCCACAGACTATGATCGTGGGCTGGATTTTAGCATCACTAAGACCACTAAAGGCCAGTATGCAGACTATGCTACCAGCAAGTGGGCTCGCAAGGAGTCAGCATTGACTGCTGTGGAACGTGCAGCAATCGAGACATATGGCTTGCACAACTTGGCAGAATTCCTGCCCAAGAAGCCAGGTGATGCTGAACTCAAAGTGATCAAGGAAATGTTCGAAGCAAGTGTGGATGGTTCCACATATGATCAGGACCGTTGGGGGCAGTACTTCAAACCAGCTGGCCTTGGTGGAAACCCTGATGCTGACGACACATCTGCAGCATCAGCTCGTGCAGCGGCACCAGTACGTGCCACACCTGTGCCTGCTCCAGTGGTAGATCATACTCCTCCGTTTGCAACGGATGATGATGTTGCCGAGGCAACGACACCAGTTTCCACCGCTGCTCCCAAAGCAGGTGGCAACCAGAGGGCAGAAGATATCCTGGCAATGATCCGGAGCCGTAAAACTGCCTGATTTTACTTGCCAGGCAGATTGACTCTGCCTGGCATTTTCACATATAATAATAGAATAAATCAGAGGCACAACCATGGCAAAACCGTTCGACATAAGCAAATTTAGAAAAGATCTGACTAAAAGCATCGATGGACTCAGCATCGGTTATAACGATCCCACAGATTGGATCAGCACAGGTAACTACACACTTAACTATCGCATCAGTGGCGATTTCTATCGTGGTATCCCACTGGGAAAAGTCACTGTGTTTGCTGGTGAATCAGGCGCAGGCAAGAGCTACATCTGTTCAGGCAACATCGTCAAGAACGCACAAGAGCAGGGCATCTATGTGATCCTGATCGACAGCGAGAACGCACTGGACAAGGATTGGCTCAAGGCACTGGGTGTGGATACCAGTGAAGATAAACTGCTAAAACTGAACATGGCTATGATCGATGATGTGGCCAAGACCATCAGCGAATTCATCAAGAGCTATAAGACACTGGCTATAGAAGATCGTCCCAAGGTATTGTTCGTGATCGATAGCTTGGGCATGTTACTCACTCCCACAGATGTTAACCAGTTTGAAGCAGGTGACATGAAGGGTGACATGGGCCGCAAGCCTAAAGCATTGACCAGTCTTGTGCGCAACACAGTCAACATGATCGGTAGCTTGAACATCGGCATCGTTGCCACTAACCATACCTATGCATCACAGGACATGTTCGACCCCGACGACAAGATCTCAGGTGGGCAAGGCTTCATCTACGCAAGCAGCATCGTTGTTGCCATGCGTAAGCTCAAGCTCAAGGAAGATGAGGATGGCAACAAGGTAAGCGAAGTAAACGGCATCCGTGCTGCTTGTAAGGTCATGAAGACCAGGTATGCCAAACCTTTCGAGAGTGTCCAGGTCAAGATTCCTTACAGCACTGGCATGAGTCCTTATTCAGGACTGATGGAGATGTTTGAGTCACAAGGTGTCCTGGTCAAGGATGGCAACAAACTCAGCTATACCAGTCCTGTTACTGGCGAGATCATCAAAGAATTCCGCAAGGGTTGGACAGATGATAAATTAGACACTGTCATGCAAGAGTTTAGTGCTAAGTATGCCGAATTGGCACGTAACACTGTGGCAGAAAATACAGAGGAACAACAGGATGATTGATACAGAATTATTGGTTCAGTTTTGGACCACAGTCAGGGAATATATTCCAACCAAAGATAGACAAACGGCAGCAGATCATGTTATCAATGAACTAGTGGAACTGGGCATAGATGATCGCGATCTACAGGAATTGGCTGTGGACAAGATCATGGAACATGCCATCAGTGAACACATGGACCTGGAAGAGCCTGACGAAGAACTGGATGAATGAGCACCTGGTATAGCAGAGTAAGCCAAGACCTGAGCCAGATACCAGCTTTCATAAGCTATTATGAAACCGAGCTGGATCTGGCCAGGGGCGATGTACGAGTGGCAGGCAATGTGGAGAAAAACCTCAGCGGCCTGCCCGGCATCACTGAACACAGGTTCAATCAATTGCAAGAGATCGAAGCTGTGCTCAACTTCCTGAACATCCAGCTGAGACAGATCAGGCGCAAACACTTCCAGAAATACCTGGAACATTATGCTCGTGCCCTGACAAGCCGTGATGCTGAGAAGTACGTGGATGGTGAACCCGAAGTGATCGACTTTGAAACCATCATCAATGAAGTGGCACTGGTACGCAACAAATGGTTGGGTATCATGAAAGCCATGGAGAGCAAGAACTTCATGTTGGGCCACATAGTCAGGCTCCGCGCAGCTGGCATGGAAGATATCATATTATAGGACCCACATGAAAAAGACAGTAATGGCACATTTCTACAATGAAGAATATCTGTTGCCCTGGTGGCTACAACACCACAAGCAGCATTTCGATCATGGCATATTGATAGATTATTACAGCACAGATAACAGCCGTGCGATCATCAAAGAGATCTGTCCAGACTGGGAGGTCAGATACAGCCGTAATCCCTATTTTGATTGCATCAACTGTGATGCAGAGATACGCGACATCGAAATACGCACGCCTGGATGGAAGACCACGCTCAACATCACTGAATTCCTCATGGGTGATTACAGCATACTTGATGAACGTCCAGATCATCAATATAGCATCACCAGTTATTGCATGACTGACTGTGGGGCAGATGAACCTTTCCCAGAACTCACATACGATCTGCCATTATACAAGCAGCGTGTGCATGGGTACAACACCTTTGATTATTTCCCAGGCATAGTGGGTAGTCTCAACAACTGGAATGAAATCCATGCTGCCCAGGCCCGTGACTGGCCAGGCAAGTTCAATCGCTGGGGCAGGAGCATCCATAACACCCCCACTGTGAAATATCCTGTGGATGCAGGCCGCCATACATTTTTCGTGAACACCACTGACCTGTTCATATTGTGGTATGGATTTAGTCCTGACACGGATCAGATGTGGAAACGCAAGACACAGATCGGTGACAAGCTGAGCCCACGTGATGTGCAGCAGAACATGGGATTGCATCACAAGTGGCAACTAGATAAGCTCAAAGCTGATATGATGTTACAACGTCCACATTGCGCCAACTTGACTGATATTATCAACAAGTTTACCTGATCAGATATCTGCGCACATGCAACCAGATACGTTATATAAGCTAAAGGTAACAAATGAAAAAAGCACTAATCACTGGTATTGCTGGCCAAGATGGCAGTTATCTAGCTGAACTTTTATTATCCAAAGGATACGAAGTTCACGGATTGATCCGTCGCAGCAGCAATTTTGACCATCCCAATATTGAAACTTTCAAGAACCGTGTGGTATTCCATCACGGTGATCTGGGAGATAGCAATAACATCCGTAACATCATCTATGATGTGTTGCCGGACGAAATCTATAATCTAGCTGCTCAGAGCCATGTCAAGGTCAGTTACGAAACGCCTGAGACAACAAGTGACAGCAATGCACTGGGCGCATTGAGGATATTGGAAGGTATCCGCAGTATCAGAACCACCAAAGATATCAAATATTATCAGGCTAGTACCAGTGAGATGTTCGGCATAGTGCAAGGCTATCCTCAGAATGAGAATACTTCATTCAGACCAGCCAGCCCCTATGCTATTGCCAAATTGTATGCACATTGGATCACTATCAACTATCGTGAAAGTTATGATATATTTGCCTGTAACGGTATCCTGTTCAACCATGAAAGCCCCAGGCGCGGTGAGTTGTTTGTGACTAGGAAGATCACCAAAGCGTTTGCCAATATCGTCACTGGCAGGCAGGTCCACATGGAATTGGGCAATCTGGACAGCCTCAGGGACTGGGGCCATGCTGCTGATTATGTGGAAGCCATGTGGCAGATGTTGCAGCATGACAAACCAGATGACTATGTGATCAGCACAGGTTATCAGACCAGCATTAGGGATTTTTGTGAAAAGACTGCTGAGTACTTTGATATTAAACTGGCCTGGCGCGGCACTGGTTTAGCAGAACAAGGATATGATGCACTGACAGGCAAGACTCTTATCGTGATCAATCCTCATTTTTATCGTCCAGTGGATGTGGTAAATCTTTTGGGTGACAGTACCAAAGCACACACTGAGTTAGGTTGGCGGCCAAAACGTACACTGGATGACCTGGTAAAAGAAATGTGTGCGCATGACCTTGCATTGGTGACCAAATGATCTTAGCCCCTATCAGTGCTGGTGAACTAGTAGATAAATTGACTATCTTGGATATCAAACGCACAGAATATACAGATGCTGCCAAATTGGCACATGTGAATCATGAGTATGAACTATTACATGATCTCATGATCGAACACTGTAACGATGTTGACATCGACAATGAGATAGCAGAGATACGCGAAGTCAATAAGATCATCTGGGATCATGAAGATGCAGTACGTGACCCTGCCAATGCAGACAGGTTAGCGCAGCTGGCTAAGACTATCTTTACCAGTAACACTCGCCGTGCTGCTATCAAGAAAGCCATCAATCAGAAATGCAACAGTGCAATTTTTGAAACAAAAAGTTATATGTCGGGAGACTAATCAATGAAAAAGATATTAGAATTGGGCGAACACTATGTCAGTGACTTTGTCAAGCCGGGCGAGCTGACCGGACGAGAAGCCAAACCCTGGAGCCTGGACCTGTACCTGGATGAAACCATCGGTGCGGTGCGATTGGACGGTGTGGCTCCACTGGACACCATGTATGGGCAGTATTGGTATCGTTCAGGCATCAATACCAGCATGACCAAACAGCTGGGCGACATCGTCAGCGAGATCAGCAGCCGTGTTGTCACCAAGACTGGTGATATCTGGTTGGATATTGCCTGCAATGATGGTACATTATTGCGTCAGGTACCTGACTACATGACCAAAGTGGGTATCGATCCTGCTGATGACAGCTATGTCACTGAGAGCAGCAAACATGGCACCATCGTGCAGGACTTCTTCACAGCTGATGCCTGGCAGCGTACTGGTTACGGTGATAATAAAGCCAAAGTGATCACATGCATCGCCATGTTCTATGATCTTAACGATCCCAGGCCATTCATCCGTGATGCACACAGCATCCTGGCTGATGATGGTGTGTTTGTATTACAGATGAGTTATACTCCACTCATGCTCAAGCAACTGGCATTTGACAACATCTGCCATGAGCATGTGTACTATTATGACCTCAACAGCATCAAGAAGCTGTTCGAACAGGAAGGGTTCGTGTTGCGTGATTGCAGCCTCAACGACACCAATGGCGGCAGTTTCCGGGTATACTTCCAGAAAGCAGATAGCGATGTCCGCACATTTGCCACACAGCAGGTACGTGATGTGTGTGACTTCCGCATTGCCAGCACGTTACAATATGAGACATTGCACTGGAACATCACTGACCAGTACCTGTGGACCAGATTTGGAGAGAACATCCAGAAGCTGAAAACACAAGTGATGGAATTCCTACAACAAGCCAAGGCTGAAGGCAAGACCGTGTACGGTTATGGAGCCAGCACCAAGGGCAACACACTGTTGCAGTTGTTTGGCATCACTCCGGATCTGATGACAGCCATCGCTGAGCGCAGTCCCTACAAGTTTGGTTTACAGACTGTGGGCACACAGATTCCCATTGTTAGCGAGGAAGAGATGCGAGCAGCTAAACCAGATTACCTGTTGGTATTGCCCTGGCATTTTATCGATGAGTTTGTCAAACGTGAGCAGGACTTTATTGCCGGCGGTGGTAAATTAGTAGTGCCTTGCCCAACATTCCAGGTGATTGGATGATAACAGATATTTGCTTCTTCAATCACTGGCATTACGGTGATCTATTTACTACTCGTGGACTGGTAAAAGACATCAGCCAACAGCTTCCTGACATCACAGTGGGCTATGCCCACCGTTTGAATCCTATAGTTGTATCAGACTTCACCAACAACTATGAATCTGAAACTAGGGCACAGGTGCTGAACGGTTTTGACATGATGGTACCTATGGTACAGAATGACAATCTGGTATTGATCAATACCTGGGTGGGAAATTATCAGGCCAATCATTTTGCAGACAACAAGCATCCCAGTTATCTGCAACATTATGATATATTTGCAGAGATCTATCAGAAAGCCAACAGTAACTTTGGTTGGAACCTGCAGATGAACGCTGATAAATGGCATTATGTTCCCGAGATAGATTATACTAAATTGGATCTTACAGCAGCTGACGAGTTCCTAGCTGCTAAATCTGGTAAGTTGTATCTGTTCAGCAATGGTCAGGTGCAGAGCCAACAGAGCAGCTTGCAACACATCAATCCGGTAATCGATGCATTGGCTGACCAGTATCCTGAAGATACATTTTTAGCTACTGAAGTTTATGTGACATCACGACCCAATGTGGTGTTTACCAAGGACATCTTCGATGCCAGCAATGATCTCAGAGAGATCAGTTACCTTAGCAGCCACGCTGATCTTATCGTAGGCAGAAACAGCGGTCCTTTCACTTATGCCAATACCAAAAGTAATCTGCAAGATGCTGGTAAAGTGTTCATGTGTTATAGCCATGATGCCAGAGATGTTCTGCCATATGGCATGGACATCGCGGCAGATTTCAGATTTAGTGATGTCACTGACAGTGCCCAGGCTTTGACCCAGATCATTCAAGCCATCACAGACATCAAACAAGATCAAATTTTGTCTGGTTTTAGAATTATAGAATAAGGAAAAATATATGTCAACAGATTTACCAGGAACTTTAATCAACAACAACGGTTTTAATTTTTTTGTTCCTCCGTATGGAGCAGACCCTGTACTGGATTGTATAAGATCCGGTGCAGTATTTGAACCGGAAGTCATACTTACATGTCAGCAGTACATAACACCAGGATCTGAAGTAGTAGACCTAGGGTGCAATTATGGACAGATGACCTTGCATTTTTCCAGAATGACAGGCCCTAGTGGTGTAGTACACAGTGTGGAAGCCAGTGACTTTGTTTTCAGCTATTTGGAAAAAACAGTGCAAAACAATCCAGAATTAAACAACATAAGATTATATCACGCTGCTGCGTGGAATGAACTGGGGCATGAACTTAAAATGAATATTGCTACAGGCCAAGGTGATAACTATCACAGCGGTGCTGGTATTAGATACGTAGAAGATGAAATATATAATCACATGACTTATCATGTTATTCCCTCGCTTACTGTTGATAGCATGCAATTTCAAAACAGAGTCAGCTTAATCAAAGTCGATATACAGGGCAGCGATCTTTATGCATTGCAAGGAGCCAAAAATACCATCTTAGCTCATAAACCTGTGCTGGTTTTTGAATATGAGCATGTTTGTGACAGGGTATTTGATGTAACTTGGGAAGATTACCAAACATTTTTAAGAGAAATAAATTACAATATTGCATATAGCGTTAACAATAACAATCATGATTTTGTTTGTACTCCGGGAATCTAATCAAGGTATGATAGATTTAGCTAGCATGTACAATCAGAATTATGAGCAACAGACAGGCGCAGATATCAAACAAGATCAAATTTTGTCTGGTTTTAGAATTATAGAATAAGGAAAAATATATGTCAAATTTTGGTCAAGTTGAAGAAATCAAGATCGATATAGCACATGCCAGCCTGGTGGAAAGCCTGGTCAAAGCCAACAAACCTGAAAAGATCCTGGAACTGGGCATAGGTGGTGGGCGGAGCCTAGACAGTATATTAGCTGGCCTGGAATATAATCGCAAACCCTATGACTATACGCTGGTGGATAACTGGGCAGACTGGGGCGGTGAAATGCCACCAGAGGTCACAGAAAGATATGCTAGCCGTGTACAGTTTTTAACTAGCGATGAGCGGGATTTCGTGTTCAGTTGTCAGGACAGTTTCGATTTCATCATGAGCGATGCTGATCACTACCATACTGATCAATGGTTCGAGTATGTGTATGATAACTTATTAAATGACAATGGCATATTGATCTATCATGATGTAAACATGCAGCAGCATTGGCCAGGTGGTATATTCTATAATCTAAGAAACATCTATACCACAGTCAAGAATCGTAAGTTGAGCCATCAACTGTTCAACAAGAGTTCATTCCCTGGTGAACAGTGTGAACGTGGTCTGCTTGTGATCTTCAAGAACCAGTAAGGACAGATTGATGATAGTAATAACCAGTTTGCACAATGGCTCCTATACCACACTGGCAGACATCACTTGGGCAAACAAAGTAAAATATGCTGTCAAACACGGATACAACCATCTGGCCAAGACAGAAGATTTCCATGGCTATACTCCTGGTTTTGAAAAGATACAGTTGATACTGGACATCTTTGAAAACTTCAGTGACACTGAATGGGTGGTATGGACTGGCACTGACAGCATCATAACCAATCATCAGATCCGTGTGCAGGATCGCATCTGTGACACACATGACGTCATCATGGCAGGTGATTTCAATTATGCCATCAACGCTGATGTCATACTGGCCAGGAATACGCCAGCAGCCAAGAGGTATTTCCAGACCATCATGGATCGTTATGCAGATTATAAGGACCATCAATTCCAGGAGCAACAGTGCATGTTGGATATACATGATAGCTTTACTGATGTGGTCAAATTGGTTCCCCAACGTGAGATAAACAGTTATCAGTATGACATCTATACTCATGGCCCCTGGTATAATCAGACATATACCGACGTAGCTGGCAATGATGGTGATTGGCAAACTGGTGATTGGATCATCCATTGGCCAGGCACTGATCTCAACACACGCATGCAACTGGCTCAGAAATATACCCAGCTGGTCAAAGAAGATTAACACATGAAGATATTAATCACTGGCAGTAACGGATTCATCGGCAAGCATTTTCTCAAATTCTATGATGATCATGAGTGCTTGGCACATATAAGACATGATGACCTGGCCAACATGCTACAACATTTTGCACCTGAACGGATAATCAACTGTGCAGGCCAGATCTATGATCACACAGACATGTGGATGCCCAATGTGGAATATACCCGCATCTGCCTGGAATATGTCATGGAAAAAGATATCAGCATGTTACAGATAGGCAGCAGTGCTGAGTATGGCATCATGGACCGAGCCAGCGCAGAAACTGATCGCATCAATCCAGTCAACATGTACCAGGCCACCAAAGGCATCAGCACACTCATGTGCCAGGGATATGCCAGGCAATATGGACTGGATGTCAAGATAGCCAGGCCCTATAGCGTTTATGGGCCAGGAGAAAAGCCACACAGGCTATTTCCCAGGCTGTACAATGCCTACATGCACCAACAACCGATGACATTATATCAGGGCTATCACGATTTCATCTACATCGATGATTTCATACGTGGCTGTGACCAGGTCATCAATAGCAATATTGATCGCTTTGGTGACATCGTCAATCTGGGTAGCGGGCAACAGTACAGTAATTTTGAGATATCAGAACTGTTTGCTGAGATCACTGGCAACACTGCACCCATAACACTGCACACTGAACTCAATAAGAAATTTGAGAGTGAAGTGTGGGTATGTGATACTGATTATGCCAGATCTGATTATGGATTCAGCATACAACATGGCATACATAGTGGAATAACAAAATTTTGTAATATAGGACTAGACCATGCATGATATTATACGTAGGATAATCGACATCACTTATGAGGAGAAGCTGAGCCATCTCAGCAGTTGCCTCAGTGCCTGGCCCATCATACATGAGATTTACGATCGCAAAGCTGACGATGAAGTCTTCATCCTGAGCAATGGGCATGCTGGCCTGGCTCTTTATTGTGAACTGGAATATCGTTATGGCACAGATCCAGTGATGCTGCTGCACAAACATGGCATCCATCCAGGCAAGGACCTGGAGAATCGATTGTATTGCAGCACCGGCAGCCTGGGATCAGGATTGCCCATCGCAGTAGGGCATGCCCTGGCCGATCGTAACCGTGACGTCTATTGCATGATCAGCGATGGGGAAGCAGCAGAGGGCAGCATCTGGGAATCACTGAGATTCATCCATGATCAGAAACTGACCAACCTGCATGTGTATGTGAACATCAATGGCATGACCGCTTATGATTATATCGATAACGAATATCTGATCAACAGGCTCAGAGCTTTCCTGCCAGACATCAATATCAGGGTCAGCGAACCTCCAGAGTGGGATTTCGCCAAAGGATTATTGACACACTACTATGTGCTGAAACCAGAGGATTATCAGAAACTATGAGAAAAGAATGTATTGATCTGTTAGCTGATGAGATGTCACGCCATGCTGATGTCATAGTGCTGACGGCTGATCTGGGCTACGGCATATTGGATCAGATCCGTGACAGATATGCTGATCGTTTCTACAATGTGGGAGCAGCTGAACAGTTACTGATCGGTGCTGGTGTTGGTTTGGCCGAATCTGGCAAGATACCAGTATGTTACAGCATGAGCAGTTTCATCCTGTATCGTCCCTATGAGTTCCTGCGTAACTATGTCAATGCTGAAAACATTCCAGTCAAACTGATAGGTAGTGGCAGGGATAAGGACTACAGCCACGATGGACTGAGCCATTGGGCGCATGATGATGAAGCTGTGTTAAGCAACATGCCCAACATCAAGATCTACAAGCCCTGGTCGCTGAGTGAATTGGCTGAAGTTTTTCCTGAGTTCCTATTAAGCAAGCAACCAGCCTATCTGAATCTGACGAGAAAGATATGAAAAAGATCGTTTATGTCACCGGATGCCTGGGGTTCATAGGCATACACATCACGCAGCGATGCTTGGACCAGGGCTGGTATGTCATGGGCATAGATCGCTGCAATTATGCCAGCAATCTGAAATTCCTGGAGATCTTCAACAAGTATGATAATTTCCAATTCCAACACAAAGACATAAACGATCTGGATCATCTGTATGACTGTGATTACATAATCAATACTGCGGCTGAGACCCATGTTGACAACAGCATCAGTGGCAGTGATGTTTTCGTCCACAGCAACATCAATGGTGTGCATCATCTGTTGGAACTGATCAAGATAGCCAAGGAACGCAAGCCAGTGCTGTTGCATTTCAGCACAGATGAGGTATACGGTGATACTGATGCAGGCAGCTTCACCGAAGAATGCCTGCTGAAACCCAGTAATCCCTATTCGGCTACCAAAGCTGCGGCAGACCAATTGATATTGGCCTGGAGTCGCACCTATGATATTCCCTATGTGATCGTCAGGCCCAGCAACAACTATGGCATAGGGCAGTATGTGGAAAAGCTAATACCCAGAGCTATCAAGTGTATCGAAGTGGGTCGTAAGATACCGCTACACATGCAGGGAACGCCCAGGCGCACCTGGTTACATGTGGAAGACACTGCTTCAGCCATCATACACATCATCAAGTCAGGTTCACGCAATGAGATCTATAACATTGCTGGCAGTTATGAATGTGAGAACCGAGAGGTGGTATCACAGATCCTGGAATTGGTGTTCCACAAACAAGTGGATCTGACAGATTACTGTGACTTTGGTATCCAGAGACAGGGGGTGGATGTGAGATATAGCATAGATGACACTAAATTAAAGCTATTGGGTTGGAAACCTGAAAAACAGTTTGCTGAAGAGTTGCCAACTATCGTTGCTTATTACCAGAAGAACTTTGTTTGGTAGCATTTTTCAGCTAAATAGAACCAGTAGATTCGACAAGTCGAGTAACTCAACTACTTTATTGACTATATGGTTTAGTCATAGTATATTGCTTAGGTAGCAATATCTTAAAACAAGAGGAAGAAAAAATGAAAAAGTATATCGCAGCAGCCCTTCTAGTGCTGTCAGCATCAGTTGCATCAGCAGCTAATCTGCCAGAGAAGAAGGCTACCCCAGCCGCTCCAGCAGCCGTAACCGCTCCTGCCAGTTGGTATGTGGGTGTTAATGCTGGTGGTGCAGTTAAATTGGATCGTTCAGTAACCGATAGCCCTGCCAATGCTGGCGGCGTGGTTGGATACAAGTGGAATCCAATGTTCGCAACTGAAATCACAGTCGATGAACAATTCAAGAAAGCTGGCCAGAAGGCACAGACTCGTGTTCTAGCTAACGGCGTTGTTAGCCCAATTGGTTCAGTATTTGGTTTCACTCCATATGCACTAGCCGGTGTCGGCGTACAAAACCACGATTTCCGTGATGGCGTTCGTGACAACAACAAGACTATCTATAATGTTGGCGGTGGCGTAAAGTATGCTATTGCTAAGAACTGGGAAGCAGATGCCCGTTACCGTTATATTAATATTTGGAGCGATGGCACCAAGATCAAGGATAACAACATCATGACCCTGGGACTTAACTACAAGTTCTGATCAGGACCCACCTCCTGACAGAGAAGCAGTGGTGTAACAACCACTGCTTTTTTCTTGACCAGATCTTCTGATGTTATATACTGTAAGATATTTTTTTGTGAGCACCAGATGAAGATAGCATTGTGCCTCAGTGGCATTCCCAGATGTTACGATTATCATATAGATACAATCCGAGACTTATTCTCACCACATGAGGTAGATATCTTCTGCCATTTCTGGAACGATGAAATGGATACCGCAGATTATAGCCAGATAGCAGATGCCATCAGACCACGTGGCATCATGTTTGAACCCAGCCACACACAATTATTCCATGAATGGTATCTGAGTACCGTACATCTGGCCGTGATAGGGCGTACCCACGAGCGTACCTTTCCCATGTGGTACAGCGTACACCAGGCCAACAGGCTCAAGTCAGAATACGAAAAGACACATGATTTCCGTTATGATGTGGTCTGCAAAGCCAGGACTGATCTGTGGTTCCCACACACTTGGACCGATGCATTGGCTCTGATCGAACCTGATACCATAGTGCTACCACATGATCGCCATTATGGTGGATATACAGACGTGGTAGCCATGGGAGATAGCCACAGCATGGATCACTATAGTGATCTGTGGAACTGGTTTCCCAGGTTCCTGTCTGACCAACGCAGTTTTGGTTATGAGACTACCTTGCAATACTATCTGGATGAATATAAACAACTGACGGTCAAGCTGGCCCATCTGGATTATCGCATAGTCCGGCCCAGCATGAAACATGCTGCTTATCATGAGATACCACATAATGCTTACCCCAGCGAACCTGGCATAAAAACATAAAGGAACTGACATGGAAGAACAACTAGATGACATCTGTGACGCATTGGAAGAGATGATGGACGCTGCTGACGATGCTTGGGAAGCTGAACAACGTGGCAGTATCAATCGTCGTGACAACATCAAGGAAAGCAGATATATTCCTGCTAAAGAACAATTTCGCAATGCATTAGACAGATATATTGACAACCGTATCAAAGAATACCATAATAAGAAAAATGCTTATTACGATAACATGACCACAGGAGAAATAGACTTATGAAATTTGTCACAGTGATGGACATGTGGCTATTGATCATCAACATCGGGTTGTTGGGATTCATCATCTACTCTGGTCGTAAGTTGCTCAAGACCATGACCAGGTTGATGAATGTGGGCGAACAGAAAGAAAACAATGCTGAACGCCAACGCTGCATCAAGTTGATAGGATTAGAACTGGATCACTATAAAGTGATCAGTGGCATGCACTCAGATGCAGAAGCTGATCAAATCGTTCATACGCTGGAATATCTACTAGAACAGGTCAAGAAAGGCAAATGATGAATAAGATTAAAGTTTTCTGGCATACCACTGAATTGGCAGATTGGAATAATGTCATGGACAATCAGTGGAAATTGATCAAAGAATCAGGATTATACGAAGCTGCTGATGAGATCTTCATCTGTGGTAATGGACAACGCCACACCTTCATGGACTGGATGACCAGCAAACCTGAAAACAAATTAAGCCTGGCCCATCTGTCTCCCGACAGTGCATTCTACGAATATCCCACATTGAATTTCTTGCATCAACAGTGCAAGGAATCTGCAGAGCCCATGCATGTGTTGTACATCCATCTCAAAGGCGTTACCAGGCCAGGAGATGCAAACATCGCAGATTGGAGAGATTTCCTTAATTACAGCGTGATCGAGCGTTGGAGAGACTGTGTTGCTGCATTGGCAGACCATGATGTTGCAGGACCCAACTGGGAAACTGATCCCTGGCCGCATTTTTCAGGTAACTTCTGGTGGGCCAATAGCGATTACGTCAAACAACTAGTAGCCCTAGCCCATCCTGTGGATTGCATGACGCAGAATGCCACGCAGTTCAAAGCACACATCCAAGGTGGTCCTCCCTATTGGAGATTCGATCATGAGGCTTGGATCGGCAGCAAGATGCCTAATGCTTCAGAGATCGCCAAGAGTTTTGCCACTGGCGCTGAACATTATAATAACAGATATCCAGCTGAAAATTACCGTTGACAAAAGACAATCCTACGTTATAGTGAATATATAACAACGTAGGAGTTTGTATGCAAAAGCAACTGGAAACTGACCAGCAGGTCATGGATCGCATCGCAGAGCGTTTCGACATCCTGGAAGATATGGCACTGGCAGTCAAAGAGGGCGATGTACGCAGCATGATCGTGGTGGGTCCACCTGGTGTGGGCAAGAGCTACGGGGTGCAGAGTAAACTGGAACAGGTCAGCCTGTTCGACCAAGTGGCTGGAGAACAGAAATACCAGGTGGTCAAGGGTGCCATGACCGCACTGGGCTTGTATCTCAAGTTGTATGAGTACAGCACACCAGGTAGCGTGTTGGTGTTCGACGACTGTGACAGTGTGCTCATGGACGAGCTCAGCCTCAACATCCTGAAAGCAGCATTGGACTCGGGTAAGAAGCGTATGATCCACTGGAACACTGACAGCCGTTTGTTGCGTACTGAAGGTGTGCCCAACAGTTTCGAATTCAAGGGCGGTGTGATCTTCATCACCAATCTCAAGTTCGAGAATATCCGCAGCAAGAAGCTACAGGACCACCTGTCAGCATTACAGAGCCGTTGCCATTATATCGATCTGACCTTGGACACTGAACGTGATAAATATCTGCGTATCAAGCAGATTGCAAACACTGGCAAGCTGTTCCAGGATTATGATCTAGAACTGTCAGAACAGGAAGAGATCTTGGAATTCATGTTGGACAATGCTAAAAGTTTGAGAGAGATGAGCCTGCGCACTGCTCTCAAATTGGCTGACTTGCGTAAAAGCCAGCCTAACCGTTGGAAGCGTGTGGCAGAAATAACAGTTATGAAGTGAGATAGACATGAAGCAATTTGAACTGAAGGGTATCATAACCACTAAAGGGCAACCCACCCTTCAGTTCACTGTGATAGTCAATGCCAACGATCAGACCAGCGCACGTAGGCTGGTCATGATGCAATACAGCCCCCAGGGGCAAGTGACCATCAATAATCTCAAGGAAAAGAAAGGCAACTAACATGGATCTGTTCACAGCAAGCGTGATGTTTGTACTGTTTATGGTCGCAATCTTTGTCAATTACCGTTTGGGCTTTCGTGTAGGTGTGGGAAGCGGCCATGAGTATGGTGTGTATGAGACCGTGAGTTGGCTGGTAGCTAAAGGCTATCTCACAGGCACCCACCAGGAGGACGGTCGTAT